CGCCAGCGGTAATTGGGACATGATCTTCCAACTGTAAGGGGTAGACCGTGGCAGATAATGTCCCAATTACCGCTGGCGTAGGCACCGACATTGCCACCGACCAAATCACCACAACGGGCGAGCATGTCCAGTTGTTCAAGCTGGCAATCAGCACCGACGGCTCGCGCACTCTTGTACCTGCAAATGCAACTTGGGGCCTTGATGTCGAGGTGACTCGGGTGGTGCCGGTTACTGCGTACAAGGCAATCCAACAGACCACAGCGCAGACTGGTACGGCAATCTGGACTCCGGCCAGCGGCAAGGCTGTCGTGGTCACTTCGCTTCAGATTCAGTCCTACGGCACAGTGGCCGGTGTATGCCAGATTTGGTTCGGTGCCTCGGGCGACACGACCTACACCCGCAACACTGACGGCGCTCTGTTCGACGGCGAGTTTGTTCCTACCTCAACCAACAAGCCCGGTGTTTACATCGCATACCCGACTCCGATGCAAGGCGCTGTTGATTATGTGCTGCGACTGACGACGACTAACAGCCAGAGCATTACGGTCAATGTCTGGGGCTACGAGGTCTGATTGTGGGGACGAAGTTTTATCTGCGTGCCCTTACGCCCACACTTACGCCGCCGTCTGGATCCGTGTATCAGCTTTTGGCTGACCGCACAGGTCTTAGCAATACAAGTTTAACTACAACTACAACCGTTGGCGGCACTTCAATTGACGTTACAAACAACACCACATCTAATTCAGAAGTCTATTGGTTCACTGAGCCAATCACTACCGCAGTCACAATATCAGGGACGATGACGGTAAGGCTTCGTGGCAACCAGAGTGCAGCAACGGTTAACGCAGGTTGGGGTGTGATTATTGAACGAACCGACAATTCTGGTTCTGTTATTTCCACGATCTTGAATGACACAGTGCCAAATCCTGCGGCAGAAATTCCCACTGTTACGCAACAAGTAAGCGACACCTATACGCCTACCAGTACAACTTTTGATGTCGGCGACAGAATCAAACTAACAGTGCAAGTGCGTAATGTCGGCACAATGGATGCAGGGGTAGTCACTTTGACTCAAAATGCAGCGGCTGATGGGAACACCTCAAACATAGAGTTTGCCGAGGACATCGTTACCGATCAGCCTGTTGAAGTTGGCGGATATGAAATTTACGGCTCCAACGGTTACCGGAGGCAATGATGGAAGAAATCTGTCTAGGCGCATACGCCACAGAGCCTGAAGCGCAGGCTGCACTGCTGGAGCGTCCAGAGCCGCACGAAGAACTGTCCATCCGAGAGGATGGCGATGTAACTACGCCTTGGCGCGTATGGTGGACTCGCGGCTAACCAATGTCGCTTCTTTTATTCTTTAAAGGCGGGGCGGCTGCACAGACGCTCAACCCGAGCCTTTACACCAACAACCAGACTTTTTACAGTCCGACTGTTACCTCGACGGTCACACTCAGTCCGTCGCTGTACACCAACCAGCAGACGTTCTACGGGCCGACCGTCACGCTTGGGCCTGCGCCACAGACTCTATCTCCGAGTCTGTACATCAACACGCAGACATTCTATGGCCCGACAGTCATCAGGCAGCAGTTTCTTGAGCCTGGGCTGTACACGAATCAGCAAATCTTCTACGGCCCAATCGTTACTCAGGTTGCGCCGCAGACCGTTTTCCCGGATCTGTTCGTCAATCAGAACCAGTTCTTTGGGGTCACAATCCTCGGCGCTGGTGGTGGAGCGACAGCAAAAGGCGGCTGGGCCACAGAGCGCCGCAGGCTTGAACTGTCGATTCAGCAGCGCCAGGCTCAACAGACGCTGGCTCAGTCCAAGGACAAAGTTGCCAAGAAGATCGCAAAACGCATTGAGCGTTTTGTGGAGGCAGACTTCCAGGACGAGATTGACGAAATCGTTGCGCTGCAAAAAGAGTTTGCAAAACTCGAAGCGCGGTACAATAATTCGCAACAGTTGTCCACAGACCTTCGTGATGCCACGAAGGTGCTACAAGAATTTATCCAGGATGAGCAGGACGCAATTGACCTGTTGATGCTGGTGCAGGAATTTGACGCGAGATGCGTCATTGAGGCAACCGCCAGCCCTAATGTGGCGAGTTTGATGGGATCAGCATGAGCGAAACGGCAGATATTGAGGAAATCGTCACGGAAGAACCGCAGGAGCAGCAAGAGGTTGAGCAGGTGCTTGAGCAGGATGAGCAAGAACCTGAGCAACAGCAAGATGAGCCTGATGAGTCTGAAGTGGTTGTTTCCATCGGTGAGGAGTCGCCACCTCAAGAGGAAACGCGGGCACCTGATTGGGTGCGCGAGTTGCGGAAATCACACCGCGAGTTGCAGCGCAAGAATCGTGAGCTTGAAGCCAAACTGACAACCCAAGCGCCTGTAGTGCAGCCGCTGGGTAAGAAGCCGACGCTGGAGGATCACGACTACGACGCCGAGAAGTTTGAGACTTCGTTGGCAGAGTGGTACGAGCGCAAGCGAAAAGCGGATGAAGTGGCAGCGCAGGCCAGACTCGCTGAGGAGCAGCAACAGCGGCAATGGCAGGCAAAACTGGATTCCTACGGCAAGGCGAAAGCCTCGCTCAAGGTGCGCGATTTTGATGATGCCGAGGAAGTCACTCAGCAAGCATTGGACATCACGCAGCAGGGAATCGTGCTTCAGGGTGCAGAGAATCCTGCACTGTTGGTCTACGCACTTGGCAAGAACCCCAAGAAGGCCGCTGAACTCGGCTCAATCAAAGATCCTGTGAAATTCGCTTTTGCGGTAGCGAAACTGGAGAAAGATTTGAAGGTTACGCAACGCAAAGCGGCACCGCCGCCTGAGAAAGTCGTGCAGGGTAACGCAGGCGTTTCTGGCGCGGTTGATTCGACACTCGACCGGCTGCGTGCTGAGGCTGAGAAGTCCGGTGACTACACCAAGGTCTTTAAGTACAAGCAGCAGCAGAAACTCAAACAGAAATGAGGTAAATCATGGCAAACGCATTTAACAAAGAAGAGCGCGTCGCTTTCGAGAACATTCTGGAAGGCTTCCAGGATGCGCTGGTGCTGTCGCGCAACGTCTCGATCTACAACACCGATCAGACGATGATGGAGCGCACCAACAACGTCATCTGGCGTCCGCAGCCCTACATCGCTGAGTCGATCACTGCCGCTCCTGGCACTGACATCTCCTCGTCCTACAAGGATATGACTCAGTTGGCCGTGCCTGCGACCATCGGTTTCAGCAAGTCTGTGCCTTGGACGCTGAACGCGCTGGAACTGCGTGATGCGCTGCAAGAGGGTCGCTTGGGCGATGCCGCCAAGCAGAAGCTGGCCTCGGACATCAACGTTGCGATCATGAACGTTGCTGCCACCCAGGGCACTCTGGTTGTGAAGCGTACCGCTGCTGCCTCGGGTTTTGATGATGTCGCTCAGTGCGACGCCATCATGAACGAGCAGGGCGTGCCGTCTTATGACCGCTATCTGGCTCTGAGCACCCGCGACTACAACGGCATGGCGAACAACCTGTCGGCTCTGTCGCGTTCGTTTGGCAACCAGAAGTCGGATTCGGCCTACGAGCGTGCCTATGTCGGCATGGTCGCTTCGTTCGACACCTTCAAACTGGACTACGCCAATCGCAAGGCTGCCGCTGCTGGCTCGGGCATCACCATTGATACCCGCACCGCTGCGAACAACTACTTCACTCCTCGTGCGACCAGCACCGCGGTCGGTGGTCAGATCAACGTTGACAACCGCTATCAGACCGTGACCGTCTCTTCGACCACCAACGTGGCCGCTGGCGACTGCTTCACGATCTCTGGCGTCAACGCCTGCCATCACATTACCAAAGGTGACACTGGCGTGCTGAAAACCTTCCGGGTAATCAGCGTGACCAACTCCACCACGATGGTGATTTCGCCTCCGATCATCTCCGATCAGGGCGCGACCGATGCTGAGGCTCAGTATCAGAACGTGATCGTTACGCCTTCTGCGACGGCTAACATCGTGTTTCTGAACACTGCCGCTGCCTACCTG